CTTACATTACCAGCACTAATATTACCACTAACTGTTAATGAAATTAATGTACCAACACTTGTAATGTAAGGTTGTGTAGGGTTAGTCGCCTCGTTTGACGTGATGGCGTAGACCGCATAATATGCCGACTGAGCATCAGTTGCATATGTGGCGTTGGCCACTGCGCCAGAAACATTAGCCCCGGCTACGGCATTAGCAGTAGTTGCGAATGCAACTGCACCTGTTACGTTAGCACCAGTAATAGAAGTTAATGCTGAACCGTTACCTGAAACATTTGTAAATACACCATTCGTTGCGCCAATATTGCCCACGTTTGCGTTACCGGTAACACTCAATGCCCCGCTTGTTACTAGATTTCCACCGGTAACATTACCTGTTGCTACGATTAAACCACTAGTACCCAAGTTACCAACGTTGGCGTTACCGGTGACAGAGAATGTACCTGTTGTTATTAAATTTCCGCCTGTGATATTTCCACTAGCAACGACTTGACCGGCAGTTGTGATATTACTACCCGATACATTACCTGTAGCGACTAGTTGACCACCGGTGACTAAGTTGCCACCTGTAACATTACCCACAGCAGTTGCATATCCTGACAAGTTGATATTAGATACATTAGAGATATTTGCCGGCAAATCTACCCACAACGTCTGAGAGGATGCAGTAATACTCGTATCTTGTGCTCCGTTACTATCACGACCAATACTTAATGTACTAGTGTGTACTTGCACACATGCAATGTTTGCAGTAACAATAACGTTACCTGTCGGGGCGCTTACCGTTATACCAGCACCGGGTGTTCTATTGACAGAAGCAACTGACGCACCTTCGACACCAGCATACACCTCAGTAAAGTTTTGTTGTACTTTGTCAAATGCAGTTCTTATTGCATCAGCACTTGGATCATCGGGGAATGCGCCAAAATCTATATTTCTTTGAGCCATATCTATATTACCTTATCAAGTATTTATCGTTTTCGGATAAACGAGAACCCAAAAAAATACCCGACTAGAGCCGGGTATTTTGTGTGATTATACTATCACTTGATTCCTGCTAATGATTTCCAATCATGTAACAAATTAGTAGATTCTTGCATAGGATTACCTAATCTACTTGCTTGGGTTGCTACTACAGGAACTGTAGTTTGACCTGTAGATTTCTGCTTGTTTAGACCACCAGAGATAACTTTAGTCATGAAGTTGATATCAGTTTCAAATTTGTCATCATCACCGTTAGCGTATGATTCTTGAACTGCATCTTCTTCACCTTCTTCTTTGTCTTGACCTGCATCGACCGTAGCTAATGCTTGGTCTTCTGCGGCTTCTGCATTTTCATCTGCGGTGGTTTCGGCTGCACCTGAATCAGGAGCGTTATCTTCAGAAACTTCAAATTCTTGTTGATCTTCTGACTCAACTTCATCTACCATTTCTTTGTCGCCTTCAGGAGCACAGTTGCCCTCATGAACACCGCCGCATGATTCACATGTTGCTTCATCATCTTCATGATCGTGACCTTCACTGTCATGCTCGTCGGAACTTTGTTCATCTTCATAATCACCGTTATCATCACTACCTTCTTCGCCGCCAATAGCAACTACATTAGGTTGACCTGCGCCGCCTGTGACTTTTCTGATTAGATCCATCATACCTTCATGGTCATCTACAACATCAATATCAGCTTCACCTTCTTGACCATCAACATCAACTGTCATTGGATCCGGTGCAGTTTGTTGACCGTTCATCCCACGAGCTTCATCACCACCAAATAGACCTAAGCCTGCTTGTTTGATAGCAGCCAATAATTGGTCAGCTTCACCGTCTTGTGCAGATACTGTAACTGAATCAGGTTGATTCTGATTACCTTTACTGATAGAAACAGTCATACCTTCTTGAATTTCTGTATATTCATTCAATAAGTTACTTAACTCGTTGTCCCATGACTCAAACATGCTACCTGTTTCTTCAATTGAAGAACGGTCTGTGAATGTGCGGCCGCCGATACTAAACTTGCCACCGGTTGGTGTGCGATTTAGTGCGTTAGTAAATGCATTTCCTTCGTCCATCTCATGATCTGCTTGACTAGCCATACCAGGAACTGTTGCTGGCATTTCAGTCTCTAATACACTGCCCATGCCATAGCATTCGTCTAAGCCTTCTTTGTATCCTTCGTGATACATACGGGCTTCTTCCATATCTTCGTAGTTCTTACCGCAATGTGAATGACCTTTTAGACCATGAGACTTACCTGCTAATCTAGCAGACTGTAAATTTTGTGACAAGCCTTCTTTGACTTTCTTTTTCTTCTTCAAATCGTTTTTGCCTTTGCCATCTTCAGCATAATCAGGGATGTTATTCTTATTAGCGTCTGGCTTCTTGCTTTCAAACGTACCTTGGTTGCGACCTGCACCTAATCCAGCACCCATGTCGCCGTCGTGTGATGGCATGTCACCTTCTTTTAGACCACGTAACTTAGCAAGAATAGCTCCCGCAATACGCTTACCTTTTTCACCGCCACCAGAACTCTTAGCAATCTTAGCAAAGTTCTTGCCTGGCTGACCAATGTCTTTACCAGCGGCTGCTTTCTTGGCAGAATAGCTTGCTTCTCCGGCCTCATCGACTGACTCACCATATCTACCTTTGTGACTGCTGATTCGGTCGTATTCTTGGCCACGGTCGTATTCTTGAGGGTCCTTAAGTCCAGTCTTATCTCCGTTTGGTCTACTGAATCCAGACAGTTGTGATGCCAAACTTGGTGGTTCACGGCTAGCCAATCGTTTCTGAATTCTTGCGTCTTCGGCGTCACGAGCAGTTTTACCGGATACTCGATCTACCACCTTATTCACTGCGCCGCCAACTTTACGAGCCATATCGCCAAGACCTTCTTCCATTTCTTGACCGTCTGGGTTCAATGACATTTCACCTTTACCAATAGATTGTTTAATCTGTTGTGCAAGTTGTGGGTTGTTAACTGTACCTAGAGTCTTGTTGCCTTGTTGAATAACTTGAGTCTTTGTTTGTGACGCTGGTTTGATTTCAATCTGTTCAGCTTCAGCTAACATATTTTGGTCAATTGTTTCTATCCAATCTTTAAGACTATGCTTAGTAGTCTTCTTTTTATCATGTGCAGGTAACTTAACATCTTTGCCATGTTTTACACCAAATGCACTGAAGTCATACTTCTTAACTTCGCCTGAGGCGTCAGCATCTTTCTTTGGACGACCACGACCCTTTTTAGGGGCATCAGATTTAACTTTCTTGCCTTCTTCGTCTTCGTCATCTTTACGACCATACCCACCTGGTTCAGCAGTGTGCTTGACACCAGTTTTAGTCTTTTCTGTAGCCTCGCTCAACTGGCTCATTTTTGCTAGCATGTCTTTTAAATTCATTTCAATTGTTCCTTTGAATTATTTTCTTGCGCCAGTTGCTGGCATCGGTGGTCGTGTGATTTTACTCATAGGACTTTGTTGTCCTAACTTAGCATCATCCAAGTATGGCTTGAACGGATCAAACGAATCCTTTGTCTTATCACCTGCGTAAGGGATATCAATTTGTGAACCCTTAGCTTGAGTTTGTATACTAGGTAGATATGATTGACTGTAAGCTTTATTAGCTTCTTTGGCACCCGGTTGTTCTTCCATTTCTTCATGTGTAAGAACAGGTGAATGTTGCATTTCATTTGCATATCCGTCAGCTTCATTGTTAATACTATCATTGAAATCACTAGTGATTACTCTGACCATATTAACATTGTAACCTAATAATTGTGCAATCTGCTGAATCATTGGTTCTGTTGCTGGATATCTAAAGTCAGCTTTGATGATAGTGATAGGCTGGTTTGCTAAATTAGGAAATCCGTAAGGATCTTTTTGTATAGGTGTAGTGACTGGGTCGCTAATTTTAATTGGATCAAACTTATTAAGATTGTATTTAAACATATCTATAAAGTTCTTATCCACTTCACCTGCAATCTTGATAGTGTAATTGTATGATTTTACACTTTCGGTTATGTAATGTTTAAGGCTTTTCATTTCTTATTCCTGTATTCAGTATTTATCATTTCTCAACAGTTTTGGGGTTAAGCATCTTGAGCAGTTCATTTCTGTCTAATGCTTTACCTTCACCGATAGGAGTTGATTCTACTTCTTCACTCTTTTCAGCAGTCTTTTGATCCAACTGTGCTTTTTTAAGCTGTAAATCAATCATTTTGAGTTTTTTGTTTATCTTTGCTGTCTTAGCTGTAATAGCATGTCCAAGCATACTGCTTGCCGCATTGAAAATTTCACTAGCAAAACGACTATCAACTTGCATACCAAGGTCTACTAAGTCTTTGTAACTACTTGTGGCCATGGCAGCTAGTTCATCCATTTCACTATCAGCGGCATCTAATCCTCTGACTTGTGGTAGTGCGTTCTCTATCTTTTCTAAATTATTGAGTGCTTCAGTTGTTACTTCGTGAGCATGTTCAGGGATAGGTCTTGATAACTCGTCTATCGTATCCTGAGGTAATTCAAAAAGTTCTTGTAATTTTTTGGTCATACAGTATTTATTTACCTGTTTCTACCGTTGTAGAAAAGGTCATCTTCTGTAATGACTCTAAATGTATAGCCGTGCTGTTTGCAGTAACCCATTGCGGCTTGCCATTTAGCATGGTTAATTGCTACAATCATTCTATCCTTAGCATTAGCCACTTTGCTTTCAATAATGCTTTGTTTTTTTGGTTTTATCTCTACTACTTCTGCTATTTGCTTACCAAACTTATTTTGATAAACTACAAAGAAATCTGGAATGTAGTTTGTTGCTTTTCCTGTAAAAGGGTGACGATAAGGAACGATCAATGATTCACTAGCCCAATACAATACGTGATTGTTAGAATCACAGAACGTCATAAATGTCAACTCCCAACCACTACGATATCTAGGTTTGTTTTTACCTACATATTTTTGAGTGTTTTTGGGAGTGAATATACCTTGAGCAAATCGTGACATGTTACAGTACTACGTTACGTGCAACCGGGATATTAGGTTGTGGTACAATACTGATACCGTACAATGATGTTTTAGATTTGAAACTATTCAGATAGTAATTAATGACTTGATTCATTTCTAACTTGTTGTTACTACCTTTAATAGCACCTAATAAATCTAGTGTGGGAATACCGGTCTCTTGAGAAATTCTGAAAAGTATTGAAGTGAAGTTACCGGCAATATTCTTAGTGTCACACACTGATAAGAAATATCCTTGTACAATATCATATTCACTTGCGTTTACTGTTAAGTCAAATGAATAAAAAGAATCAAAAATTCTAACTGTTTGATCTAATGATGAGTGCGTGTCTATTATAGTTGCCATAATTAATCCTATTATTGTTTCGGGCCGCTTGTTAACTGCTTACCAGCATACGGATTATTTCCTATATTAGAAGGTGCTGATACACCTGCATTTGGTGTACCTGCAGTTCCTGCATATGTAGGGCTAGATCCGTAAATAGGTGTGTTTACAGTAAGTGCTCTACCTGCAGAGGCTGCACCCGATACTAATACATTACTTATGCCTTGTGTAACTTCGGCTTTAACAATCTTTGATAAATTACCATTCTTAAACGTATTGTACGTTGTGCCGGCTTTCTGTATGGCACCTAATATGTTGCCGTTAGCTAAGTCGTTTATTGCGCCGCCAACACCGTCAACTAAACCATTTGGTCCCAAAATAGTACCGTTTGATCCTGGACGTGAGATTGGGCTTAATATTCTATCATATGAACTGTCTAGGCCAAAACCAGTAACAATATTACTAGGTGTTTGACCATCTAATGCACCTTGATTGTACACTACGGTTTCATATTCAATGCCCATAGACATTTCCATCGTACCACCACCTTCAGAATAACTGTAAGTATCGTGTGCGGCTCGTGATAGTATGGGATTTATTAAAGTGTATGCAACAAAATTATGTTGATTGAAACCAAATATTGTTATGTTCTTAAAGAATGGTAACTTAGCAGAATTAGGGCCTGAAGGTGTACTAGTTTCTCCTATGTAACCCCAGTTATCATCACCTGATATAGAAGGAGAATATTGATTACGTGTGTTATAGTCTGCTGATGTTGCACCTGCTTGTGGTTGTCCACCACGTGCCCCAGCAAATACTACCTTAGGTTTTGTACTATCAGCATAGTAATACGTATAATATGCTTGCCACATGTTTCTAATGACATTACCATTGTCATCGTGAAATGTAATATCTATTGGATCATACTTAATCTTAGTCTGTACTAATCGTTTTCTATTGTACTGATTTAATTCCGTTGTGCTAAAATTGAAGGACGGTAGTTTTACTGTCTTAACAGCTAAACCAAAGTTTGAGCCTGTCTCAACGTTTAAAGGATACGCTTCTCTGTTAATATCAAAATACACATGAAACAAAAACTTAAATTTAGGTGCATATGCATATGCATTGGGCCTAAATACTTTTGAAGCGTGTTGTTGATCCCGTAGGTAATCGCTGCCGAAGAATGCTCCGGCAGCGGAATTAAGTTGAGTTTGAAAAAATCCAGCCATGTTGTACTAGATTTATAAACTATTAACCTTGACCTGAGCCAATACCTGTTACAGAAGCGCCACCTAATGCACGACCGACACTTGCACCAACACCAGATGCCAATGGGCTCTGAATTGCATTATCAAAGCGCAATGTCATTGCGATTGTTACTGCTTCGTTAGTACCGTAGTTTAGTGTGTTGTAGTTAGCAGTCTGTAAGAAGCATCCGTACAATTCCCAAGTTTCTAGAACTGTAGGTGTTGCTGCTCCGTTGCCACCGTCTAAGATTTCAATGTTTGTTTGGAACTTATAATCTTGACCAGTAGCCGCAGATGCTTGCTCAACAAAGTCCATTTGTTTTTGCAATTGCTGACCAACTAACTTAGATACCGTACCAGATGCGTCATCTCTGACGTTAACTGTCATTGGATTCCAAGTGTGCTTACCGGCTAGATACAACGTTGAGTTGTATACTGGTAATGTAATTTCAGCGAAAGTCACGTTGGGACGTGAGCAATCAATAACTTGTTTTGTCAATTCTACGCTAGATGCACTAGCACCAAAGTTTAAGAAGTTTACTCTAAAACGATACTGTAGTTTAGGCATCAACAAGCCTTGGTTTCCACCGGCGTTGTCTGACGCTACGGTCATGTTGAACAATGATTGTGAGGCTGTTGCCATTTTTTGTTTCTCCTGTTAATATTATTTATCTATATTAGATTGGGTACCTAAGTACCCAATCTCTCTTTATCCACCTGATGATAATTCACCTGTGTTTAAGATACGAACCGGAACATAGATGAATTCAGCTGCCTTAACAGGCTCAACTGCAACATCAATCCACAATTCATTTCTATCTATACGAGCCGGTGTGTTATTACTTTCGTCACAAACAACCAAGTAATCGTATAGACCACGTTTAGCAACTAAATCAACTAGCAATGTTTCAACAACACCAGCGATTTGATTACGTGTCAATGCATCGTTAGGTTCAAACACGAATGGTCTGCAA